TTTATGAAAAACGTCCTTTTGACCGTCCCCAACTGGCTACCTAATAGAAGGTAACAAAACAATAAGCCTTCGGAAAAGAGGTAAAGACGATGAAACATAACTTAAAGATTAGTGTTTCAAAAGTTCCGCAGACGGGCGGAGTTGTTACTTGCCGCAATGTGAATGTAAGGGAAAGATTCCTTCGTTTGCTGTTCGGAAGAAAGCAGAAGGTCACAATCCTTATTCCAGGTGACAGTATCAGTGAAGTTTCCATTTGTGAGTCAGAAGGAGGTGTGAATATTGAATAAGGTAAAGCTGATTGTTGACGTAGCACAGCAAGTGCTGAAAGTGGTCGAAGACCTTCGTTCTTTATCTGACAGTGTCCAAGTGGTATGCAATACCGTACTGGAAGGTCTGTCAGAAGAACCAAAGGCAAAAGCCCTTCCGGAAAAGAAAGTAGAGCCAACCATTTCTCTTGAAAAGGTGCGTGGGGTTCTTGCAGGAAAAAGCCAGGCAGGGTATTCAGCAGAAGTCAGAGCAATCGTATCCAAGTATGGTGCAAGCCGTCTTAGTGATATCGATCCAAAAGACTATGCTGCAGTATTAAAAGATGCGGAGGCGATTGGAAATGAGTAGTCATGCAATTTTATCGGCATCAGGTTCACACAGATGGCTGAACTGCACACCATCGGCAAGACTGGAACTGGAATTTGAATCCCAGACATCCGAGGCAGCCAAAGAAGGAACTGCAGCACACGCCCTTTGTGAACACAAACTTAAGAAAGCTCTGAAGATGAGAAGCAGACGTCCGGTATCGGATTACAACTCCGATGAGATGGAAGAATGCACTGATTCTTACGCAGAGTATGTCATGGAGCAGTACGAAGAGGCAAAGAAGTCTTGTAAAGACCCTATCATCCTCATTGAGCAGAGACTTGATTTCTCATGCTATGTGCCGGATGGCTTTGGTACGGGAGACTGCATCATCATTTCAGATGACACTCTTCACATCATCGACTTCAAGTACGGACTTGGGATTTTAGTAGAGTCTGAAGAAAATCCACAGATGATGCTATATGCTCTCGGTGCCCTTGAAATCTACGATGCACTCTATGACATCAAGACAGTGTCGATGACAATCTTTCAGCCTAGAAGGGAAAACATCAGCACTTGGACGATTCCAATCGAACAGCTGAAGTCCTGGGCAGAGGAAGAACTAAAGCCAAAGGCACAGATGGCCCACAATGGAGAAGGTAAGTATATCCCAGGCGAATGGTGTACATTCTGCAGAGCTGCTACAAAGTGCAGAGCAAGAGCAGAAGAAAAACTAAAACTGGCAAGACACGAATTCAAACTCCCACCGCTTTTGACAGATGCGGAGATTGAAGAAGTACTTGAGATTCTGCCTGATCTGACCAAATGGGCAAATGAAATCACGGCTTATGCTACAGAGGCTGCAGTAAACCACGGAAAAGAGTGGAGTGGCTTTAAGGTAGTAGAAGGACGTTCCGTTCGTAAGTATCGTGATGAAGTAAAAGTAGCTGAAACCGCAAAGGAACATGGCTACACAGATATTTACCGTCAGTCACTCATTCCTATGACAGAGATGCAAAAGCTGATGGGCAAATCAACCTTTGAGGAAATTCTCGGTGACCTCATTTACAAACCACCGGGCAAGCTGACTCTTGTACCAAACACGGACAAGCGTCCAGCAGTAAACGTATCAAACGCAAAAAACGAATTTAACGAAATTATGGAGGATTAAAATTATGGCTAATATTAATAGAACAAAAGTAGTAACAGGTGTAGATACAAGATTATCTTATTTCCACGGATGGGAACCAGTTTCCATTAACGGCGGTGCAGAAAAGTATTCCGTTTCCGTACTTATTCCAAAGACAGACACAGAAACAGTAAATGCAATCAATGCGGCTATCGATGCTGCAATCGAAGATGGTATTGCAAAATTCGGTGGTAAGAAACCTAATAAGGCAGCTATCAAGTTACCTTTAAGAGATGGTGACATCGAACGTGATGATGAAGCTTACAAAGGACATTACTTCATCAATGCTAACAGCACAACAGCACCACAGATCGTAGACCGTGCAGTAAAACCTATCCTTGATAGAGGAGAAGTGTATTCCGGTTGCTATGCGAGAGTTTCTCTTAACTTCTACGCATTCAACTCCAACGGAAATAAGGGAATCGCCTGTGGTCTTGGTAATATTCAGAAAATCCGTGACGGAGAATCTCTTGGTGGTAAGACTTCTGCAGCAGATGACTTCGGAACAGTAGCTGACGATGACTTCTTAGCATAAGGAGGACACTACCATGACTGAAGTACAGAACTTTATGCTTGTTGTCTGTTTCGGTTCTACGATGGGATTCTTGATTGCATCTGTCGGTATGATGGTTGCTGATGGTATCCATCGTCTGAAAGAAAAGAGACGCAAGAAGAAGGAACAGAAAAAAGAAGAATAATCAGTTTAGGGCGGTATGGGGGAATCCTGTATCGCCCGTTTTTTTTATTGGAGGTAGTGAATGAAGAATTTAGAAATTGATATCGAAACATATTCTTCTGCCAATCTTTCCAAGTCAGGTGTGTACCGTTATGTGGAGTCACCAGACTTTGAGATCATACTCTTTGGTTACAGTATTGACGGCGGAGAAGTGAAAGTAGTTGACCTTGCCTGTGGGGAGACTATTCCAAAAGAAGTATATGACGCCTTGGAAGATGACTCCGTTACCAAGTGGGCCTTTAATGCACAGTTCGAAAGAATCTGTCTGTCGAAGTTCCTGGGGTATAAGCAAGGGACATATCTTGAACCGGATTCATGGAAATGTTCGATGGTATGGTCTGCCTATATGGGACTTCCATTATCACTTGAAGGTGTAGGTGTGGTATTAGGACTTGAAAAACAGAAACTTACAGAGGGAAAAGAGCTTATAAAATACTTTTGCACACCGTGTAATCCTACGAAATCTAATGGCGGCAGAACAAGAAACCTGCCGCAACATGATATGGAAAAGTGGGAACGCTTTAAAGCATATAACATCCGTGATGTTGAAGCAGAGATGCAGATTCAGAGCAGACTACAGAAATTCCCTGTGCCTGACTTTGTTTGGGAGGAATACCATCTTGATCAGGAAATCAACGACAGAGGAATCAAGGTTGATATGGATTTTGTAGAGAAGTGCCTTGAAATTGATAAGGTGTCCCGTGAAAGCCTTATGACCAAGATGCAAGTGCTGACAAGTCTGACGAATCCCAATTCAGTAGTGCAGATGAAAGGGTGGTTGTCAGATAACGGAATCGAAACAGATACTCTTGGCAAAAAGGCTGTTGCAGCACTCATTGATGAAGTTCCGGATGAGATGTCAGAGGTTCTTGCTTTAAGACAGAAACTTGCAAAGTCATCGGTACGTAAGTACCAGGCAATGCAGAACTCTGTGTGTGAAGATGGCAGGGTAAGAGGAATGTTTCAGTTCTATGGTGCCAACCGCACAGGTAGATTTGCGGGAAGACTTGTACAGTTACAGAACCTTCCACAGAATCATATGGAAGATTTGGCTGAAGCAAGAGGTCTTGTAAAAAGTGGTGACTATGATTCGCTTGACCTTTTATACGATGATATTCCGGATACCTTATCACAGCTGATTAGAACAGCATTCATTCCGACGGTGAACGAATCGTTCATCGTTGCAGACTTTTCTGCTATTGAAGCCAGAGTCATTGCGTGGTTTGCGGGTGAATCCTGGAGAGCAGATGTATTTGCAAAGGGCGGAGATATCTACTGTGCATCGGCAAGTCAGATGTTCGGTGTTCCGGTTGAAAAGCATGGAGTGAACGGGCATCTTCGTCAGAAGGGCAAGATTGCGGAGCTTGCATTAGGATACGGAGGTTCGGTAGGTGCCTTAAAAGCTATGGGTGCTCTTGAGATGGGACTTACGGAAGAAGAACTCCCAGAACTTGTTTCAGCCTGGAGAAGTTCAAATCCGAATATCGTTAGATTCTGGTGGGATGTTGATAATGCTGTAAAAAAGGCTATAAAGGGAAAGACTACCACAGCAACGCACGGTGTTCACTTTTCTTGCAGAAGCGGAATGCTGTTTATTACCTTACCATCCGGCAGAGTCCTTTCCTATGTAAAACCGCGCATGGGAGAGAATAAGTTCGGTGGTGAGTCTGTCACATATGAGGGTTTGGGTGGCACGAAGAAGTGGGAGCGTCTTGAAAGCTACGGTCCTAAATTCGTGGAAAACATCGTCCAAGCAACTTCCCGTGACATTTTGATGTATGCCATGAAGACACTTCGTTGCTGTCGCATTGTTGCTCATGTACACGATGAAATTATCATTGAGGCAGATCCACGTATGAGTTTAGATGCTGTGTGTGAACAGATGGCAAGGGTACCGAAGTGGGCAGAAGGATTACTTCTTCGTGCTGATGGTTATACTTGTGACTTTTATAAAAAAGATTAGAAAAAACGTCCTTTTTTACCTCCTGCCAAGGCTACCTGGTAGGAGGTGCTTTTTTATGAATGTAACAGAAATAAAACCAGGAATGCTTACGGCAGCAAATCTTCCAAAGACAACAGATGCACAGCTTCAGAATGAATATAACTATATCCTGGCGGAGAATTTCACAAAGAAACTTCTTGATAAAGGTCTGATTTCT